GTGCATAATTTTACTGCATCATCTGGAGACACTTTTAATTTAGCTTTGTACACAAGTTCTGCAACGTTAAATAAATCTACAACTGCATATACAACTTCAGAAGAAGTTTCTGGATCTGGTTATACTGCAAAAGGAAACGCGCTTACGAGTGTAACTCCAGTTTTATCAACAGACACAGCAGTTTGTGATTTTGCTGACACAAGCTTTACATCTGCTTCTTTTACAGCAAGAGGATGTTTAATTTTTAACGATTCAGCATCAGGTGATCCAGCAGTTTGTGCAATCGACTTTGGTTCAGACAAAACTGTAACAAGCGGAACTTTTACAATTCAATTTCCAGCAGCAGACGCATCAAACGCAATCATCAGAATAGCGTAAAGGAGCCAACCTTATGGCTTCTACCTGGGGTAATAACACTTGGGGTGCTAATACATGGCAGTCAGACACTGTTTCAATAAGTGTAACTGGCTTTTCCGTAACATCTTCACCAGGTCAAGCAGACGGTTTTAACCAAGCTGGATGGGGTAGACAAGCTTGGAATAACTCTGGATGGGGCGTTGCATTTTCTCAAGAACTTGGTGGACTTTCTGCAACAACATCTCTTGGAACAGTAACAGCAACAGAATTATTAGAAGTTTCTTTAACTGGTCAATCATCAACTTCATCATTAGGCGATGCAACAGCTACACCTAACACCCCAGTAACTCTTTCTGGACAATCACTAACATCATCACTTGGTTCAGTAGAATCTTTTAATGCTGAAGGTTGGGGTAGAGATACTTGGGGATTTGAAAACTGGGGTGAAAGTGCACTTTCTGTTTCACTAACAGGTTTATCAGTAACAGTTTCTCTTGGTACAGACATAGAAGCATACAACGAAGTAGGTTGGGGCCGTGATGGTTGGGGTGAAGAACTATATGGTCAAGCAAATGATTTCGCAATAATTTTATCAGGCCAATCATCCACATCTTCTGTAGGTGCATTATCTCCTGCAGATGTAATGGGAGTTACAGGAGTCGCTGCAACACCTAGTGTTGGATCACCTACAGTAATTGGTAATGTTACAGTTCTTCCAACTGGTCAATCTGCAACTGTTTCATCGGGAGCAATAGATCCTGAAGGAATTATACAAGGTGTTGCAGGCCGAGCTGCTACATCTTCTGTTGGCTCTATATCTCCTGCAGATGTAATGGGAGTTTCTGGATTATCTTCTGCAATAAGTTTAGGTGGAATATCTGTAAATTCAAATCCTATAGTTATACCTTCAGGTCAATCAATAACATCATCACAAGGAACATTAGCTCCTGCTGATGTAATGGGAATCACAGGACAATCTGCTACTTCTAGTGTTGGTACAGGACTTACAATTTCATCAGCCACAACTCCAGATATAACTGGATTATCAATGACGTCAAATTTGGCTACATTTGGAACTGCTAAAGGATTCGGAATTCAAGCATATTCAGCCGTTGACACTGGTTCAAATTCATCGTATACAGATGTTGCAACTGGCTCAAATACAAGTTATAGTGACGCTGCATAGGAGATAAAATATGGCATCAACATACACACCTTTAGGGGTAGAAATTCAACAAACCGGTGAAAACGCTGGAACTTGGGGAACAAAAACAAATACTAATTTAGAAATTTTAGAACAAATATCTGGTGGATTTATACAAAAATCTATTGCAGGTAGTGCACAGACAACTGACTTAGCAGTTACAGACGGTAATACAGGTGCAGAACTTGCACACAGAATGATTGAGTTTACGGGTACAATTACAGGTAATCAAATTGTTACAATTCCAAACGATGTTCAACAACTTTACTTTATAAGAAATTCAACATCAGGTGCTTACACTGTACAATTTAAATATGCTACAGGATCTGGAGATAGTTTTACTTTTTCAGCTACAGATAAAGGAACAAAAATACTTTTTGCGTCTGCTAATCCAGATGCTACAAATCCTAAAATTTTAGAAATATCAACAGGTTCAGATGTTGTTGACGACACATCACCACAACTAGGTGGAAATCTAGATACTAACTCTTTTAATATTTCATTTGATGATGCTCACGGCATTACAGATGAAAACGGAAACGAACAAATTATATTTCAAACAACTTCATCTGCAGTAAACCAAATAGATGTTACGAACGCAGCAACAGGTAATGCACCTAGCATATCTGCAACTGGAGATGATTCTAATATTGATCTTGCTTTAATTCCAAAAGGAACGGGTGAAACTAAAGTTGGTACAGGAGCTGCAGCAGCGACTGTAACTTCTAGCGGTGCATATGATTTAGTTTTAGATACAAACTCTGGATCAAACTCTGGTAACATTACAATTACAGACGGTGCTAATGGTAATATTACAGCTACACCTAATGGAACTGGTGAAGTAGTTGTTGGTGGTAATACAAATCCAGGTACTCTTGTTCTTAATTGTGAAGCCAACTCTCATGGTATTAAACTTCAAAGTCCTGCACACTCAGCTAATCAGAGCTACACACTTAAATTTCCAACAGGAAATGTTACAGCAGACAGATTTTTAAAAGTAGATTCAGTATCAGGATCTGGAACAACAGGTGTTGGACAATTATCATTTGCTGAAGTATCAGGCGGAACCTCTTGGCAAGCAGTAAAAACAGCTAACTTTAACGCAGCGGCTGGAGAAGGTTATTTCGTAAATACAACTGGTGGTGCAATAACAGCAACATTACCAGCATCGCCTAGTATCGGAAATAGTTTCATATTCAAAGATTATGCACAGACATGGAATAGTAATAACTTTTTAATAGATCCTAACGGAAATAAGTTTGAAGGATTAGATGATGTAACACACTATGCAATGCAAAACAGACAAGCAATTGAAATTGTTTATTCAGACAGTACAAAAGGATATGTATTAACTGCATCTGCTAACTCAACAGCAGACGCAAACTCTGGTGGTTTCAACATCTCTGCACCTTATCTATCCAACTGGGTTGTTGTAGCTGGTGGTGGCGGTGCTAGAGTACCTTTAGTTCCGTACGGCGGCGGAGGCGGAGGCGCAGGTGGGTACAGAGCGGCTTTCGCTAGTGAACCTACTGGTGGTAATGCTTCAGGAGAATCTGCCATAACTTTAACACCTGGTGCAACTTACACAATCACAGTAGGAGCTGGGGGTAACAAAAATTCTAACGGTTCAGACAGTTCAATTGCTGGACCAGGAGTTACTACTATCACATCAATTGGTGGTGGTAGAGGTAATTATAATAATAGTAACACATCTACATCCGCTGGTGGATCTGGCGGTGGAGGAGTTTCTGCTCAAGAAGGTGGCGGAGGACCTGTCATCCCTGGTGGAGCTGGAACTGCTGGTCAAGGAAATGACGGTGGAGCTGGTTCAAGCGGTGGAAGTAGACGATCAGGAGGATCTGGTGGTGGAGCTACTCAGGTTGGAGGAAACGGAGTTCAAAACGCTTCTGCTAACCCTGGAGGAGACGGTCAAGCTACAGCTATCACAGGTTCTTCAGTAACACTAGCTGGTGGTGGCGGAGGCGGTGGCCAAAGCGGACCGGCAGGTGGAGGACCCGGAGGTGCCGGCGGCGGCGGTGGCGGTACTACAGGAAACAATGAACCTGCGGGCACAGCAAACACTGGTGGCGGTGGCGGTGCTAGTTCAAACAATGCAGGACCTGGAGGAAGCGGTATTGTAATTTTAAGAATACCAACAGCAAACTATTCAGGCACAACAACAGGATCACCTACGGTTTCAGTAGTTGGTACTGATACAATATTACAATTTACAGCTAGCGGTACATACGTAGCATAGGAGATAAAATATGGCACATTTTGCAAAATTAGGAAAAGGAAACATAGTTGAAGAAGTAATTGTTGTTCATAATAATGATGCTCCTACAGAAGAAGCTGGTATAGAATTTATTAAAAAACTGTATCCTAAGGATGGTAGTATTTGGAAAATGACTTCATTCAATACATCTGGCAATCAACATAAATTAGGTGGTACACCTTTTAGAAAAAATTTTGCAGCTGTTGGTGGAAGATACGATCAAGCGCTAGATGCTTTTCTTCCAATTAAAAGATTCGATAGTTGGCTTTTAAATGAAACTACTTATCAGTGGGAAGCACCGGTTGCACAACCAAGTATAACAACATATGAACATGAAGGAAATGAAGTTTTTTGGGATATAACTTGGAATGAGCGTCTTCACCAAGAAGATGTTACAAAAGTACTAGGTTGGCAGGGGCAAAAAGCAACATTTGCAGGAGACCTTACTCTTTACAATTGGAATGGATCTGCTTGGGTACTAGCCTAATATATCTTTGACTTATAAAACCAATATGATATATCTTTAATTATAAAGATATATGAAACTAAGCAATTATTACTATTATTTTAAAGACGCTCTATCGAAAGATTGGTGTAATAAAGTTATGAATTTAGGTTTAAGTGCTACGAAAGAAAAAGCTAAAGTGTATGATGCTAATCAAAAAAACATACTTGGTGAAAACAGGGATTGTGATGTTTCTTGGTTAGATCAAAAATTTATTTATGATGATTTAAGACCATATATTAATTACGCTAATCATAACGCTGAATGGAATTTTGAATGGCATACTTTTGAAAAAACACAGTTTACAATTTATAATAAAGATCATTTTTTTGGTTGGCACACAGATAGTGTTACAGATAGAATAAAACAACATAAAGATGAAACAATTGTAAACAAACAAAGAAAACTATCTTTAACAATTTTACTTAATGATAAAAATGAATACGAGGGTGGAGAACTGGAGTTTGATTTTAAAAATAGACCAGAAAATAATATAAGAGTGTGTGATGAAATAAAAACACAAGGGTCTATAGTAATATTTCCCTCTTTTGTTTGGCATAGAATAAAACCTGTAACTAGTGGCACTAGATATAGTCTAGTTGTATGGACTTTAGGAGAACCATGGAAGTAATTGATAATTTTTTAAACGTTACAGATTTTAATAATATAAAAGACAAAGTAATAAATTGGCATTTTTCTTGGTTTTATCAGCAAAACGTTTCTGCTGAAGATGAAAAAAATGAACCAAGATCATTATACTTTACCCATATGTTCTACGACAAAAATACAATAAATAGCGATCATTTTTATGTGTTAGAACCTGTGTTTAAAAAAATTAATTTAAAAGCATTGATAAGAGTAAAAGGTAATTGTTATCCAAGAACAGATAAAATTGTTTATCATAAACAACATACTGACTACAAGTATAAGCATAACGGTTTAATATTAAGTTTAAATGATTGTAATGGTTATACAGTTATAGGAGATAAGGAAATAGAATCTAAAGCTAACAGAGCTTTATTTTTTGACCCATCAGTTGAACACAACAGCACAAACTGCACAGATGAAAAAGCAAGATTTAATATAAACTTTAATTATTTTTAAATGAATTTAAAAAATTACATACTACAATTAGATAATTGGATTCCTAAAAATATTTTAGAAAAAACTATAGCTGAGTTTGATAAACAAAATTGGTTAAGACATAAATGGACTAATGTCAGAACATATGATGCAGAAAGTGTGCATGGAGATAAAGAACTTGATATGTTAACTAGTGATAAGTTTACTTATAATAAAGAATTGCATAACTATATATGGAAAGCGATAGAAAGATATGTTTTAATTGATAAAATTGGTGGAAAAAGTTTTTCGGGATGGAAAGGTTTTAGTCAAATTAGATTTAATAGATATAGCGAAGGTCAGTCCATGGCTAAACACAATGATCATATCCACAGCATATTTGATGGACAAATTAAAGGAATACCAATTTTAAGTATTGTTGGAGTTTTAAATGATGATTATCAAGGTGGTGAGTTTATATTGTTTGAAGATCATGAAATAAAATTTAAAGCTGGAGATGTTTTACTTTTTCCATCAATATTTTTATATCCACATTTAGTTAAACCAGTAACAAAAGGAACAAGATACTCTCTAGTATCTTGGGTTTTTTAAATGGAACAGCCTACAATACACAGTATTTTTCCTATGCCAGTATATAAAATAAAAATGAACAGGAATTTTACAGATCAAGAATTATTATTTGCAAAAGAACAAAAAAATCATTGCATTAAAAATAATGGTAATATTACTTCAAAAGACAATTATATATTAAACAGAAAAGAATTTAAAAACATAAAAAGTTTTTTAGAAGGACATTGCAAAAATTATATAGATACTGTTATCTGTCCTAAAAATAAAATAGATATTAGGATAACTCAATCTTGGCTTAATTACACAGAAAAAGATGAATTTCATCATATGCACTCACATCCAAATTCATTTGTTTCAGGTGTTTTATATTTTGATTGTGATATTAACAATGACAAAATTTTATTCACAAAATCAGAATACCAACAAATTAGCCCTGAAGTAGAAAACTATAATCTTTGGAACTCTCACATGTGGTGGTTTCATGTTGGCACGGGTGATTTAGTTATGTTTCCATCAAGCACACTTCATCAAGTAGAAGCAAAAAAAGGAACTAATACTAGAATAAGTTTAGCTTTTAATACTTTTATTTCTGGTGTAATTGGTGAGCCTGAGTGCTTGAATGAATTAAATTTAGGCTAAAAGTCTCGCTTGATGTGAGGGATATACTAGTATATGTTAAGCATTCGACCAATAGGAATATGAGGTTATATGCTACAAAAAATAGGTTTTCAGCCTGGAATAAATAAACAAATATCTGCAACCACAGCCGAAGGCCAGTGGATAGACTGCGATAATGTTAGATTTAGATATGGCACGCCAGAAAAGATAGGTGGATGGAAACAATTAGGAACAGATGCTTTAACGGGAGCTACTAGAGGTCTACACCACTACATTAATAGCGTGGGTAGAAAGTATGCAATCATAGGTACAAACAGAATTTTATACGCATTCTCAGGTGGTCTTTTTCATGACATACACCCCATAAAAACTACAACAACTTTAACAAGTGCTTTTAGCACAACCAATCTTTCGCCTATTGTTACAATCACTTTTCCTTCAGCGCACAATATTTCTGCGGGTGAAATAATTTTATTAGATAATTTTACTGCTATAACCGGTTCTAATTTTAGTGCATCTGATTTTGATGACAAAAAATTTATGGTAACATCTGTGCCATCTACTACAACTTTAACAATAACAATGCCATCAAACGAATCTGGATCTGGTGCTACAACATCAGGTGGGATTAGAGTTCAACATTATTATCCTGTTGGACCAGCTGTTCAAGCAAGAGGTTTTGGTTGGTCATTAGGAACATGGGGTGGAGAAGAGCCAGGTGCAACAACGACTACTTTAAATGGTGCCATTAATGATTCAACAACAACTATTGTATTAACGGATGCTTCTCAGTTTCCTAACACAGGAACTAATTTTATTAAAATAGGAACTGAAGAAATGTCTTACACAGGTATTACATCAAATACTTTAACAGGCGTAACTAGAGGTGTTAGAAATACAACAGCTGCATCTCATAGTGATGGAGCTACAGTTACCGACACTTCAGACTTTGTAGCATGGGGTGAAGCTGCATCAGGAGACTTAGTCATTGAACCTGGTATGTGGTCTATAGATAATTTTGGTGACAAAGCTATTTGTTTAATTACAAACAATGCTTGCTTTGAGTGGGATTCTTCACTATCAAATGCAACAACTACTAGAGCCACAATTATATCTGGAGCACCAACAGCATCAAGACACATGGTAGTATCTACACCCGATCGTCACTTAGTATTTTTTGGAACAGAAACAACTATTGGAGACACACAAACACAAGATAGTATGTTTATTAGATTCTCTGATCAAGAGGATATAAATACATATACACCCACAGCAACCAATACAGCAGGCACACAAAGACTGGCCGACGGATCAAAGATCATAGGAGCTATTAGAGGTAGAGATGCAATCTATGTTTGGACTGATACAGCATTATTTACACAACGTTTTGTTGGTCAACCTTTTACCTTTGCATTTGCACAGGTTGGAACTAACTGTGGACTTGTTGGAAAAAATGCATGTGTAGAGGTTGATGGTTCTGCATATTGGATGTCAGAGAATGGTTTTTTTAGATATGCTGGTAAACTAGAATCACTACCATGCTTAGTAGAAGATTTTGTATACGACGATATTAATTTAACATCTGGTAACCAAATGGTATCTGCTGGATTAAACAATCTTTTTGGTGAAGTCATGTGGTTCTATCCAACTTCCTCATCCTCTGTTGTAAACAGAATGGTTGCATATAACTATTTTGACTCTTCACCACAAAGGCCAGTTTGGACAAACGGAACATTATCCAGAACAATGTGGAGAGATTCTGCAGTATTTGGTTTACCACACGCAGCGGAATACGATGCAGGAACTGACACATCTTTTGATGTAGTAGGAAACACAGAAGGCACAACAATATACTATGAACACGAAACAGGGACAGATCAAAATAAAAATGGAACTATAACAGCTATCACAGCTAACATAGCTTCTGGAGATTTTGATATTACTCAAAGAATCGCACGAGGTGCAACAACAGGCACACCTGACATTAGAGGAGATGGTGAGTTTATAATGAAGATAAGAAGATTTATACCAGATTTTATATCTCAAACAGGGAATGCACAAGTTACATTACAATTAAGAAACTTTCCAAATGATACCCAATCTAGTTCATCATTAGGACCATTTACAGTTTCAACAGCTACACAAAAAGTAGATACACGAGCAAGAGCTAGAGCTATTGCATTAAAAATAGAAAATACCTCTTCTTCTCAAAACTGGAAGTTAGGAACTTTTAGATTAGACATACAACCAGACGGACGTAGATAATGGCAAAGATAGTACAAGTATTAACAAGACCAAGTAAAGAATATGATTTAGGTACAGCAGAGGCACAAGTAAGAGACCTTGATGCAATCGTAGAAAAATTAAATTCTACATATCAACAAGAATTAAAGGATGAAGTAGAAGCTCAAAACTTCTTTTTACAATAATGGCTAATAGTTTTATAAATAAAAAAGTAGACTTAACTACAACAGATTTAACTACACTGTATACAGTGCCTAGTTTCAAAACAGCTGTTGTTAAATCTTTGATAGTATCCGAGGACGCTGGATCAGGGAGCACAATAACTATAACTTTAGTAAATGCTAGTAGTGCTATATTTAATTTGTTTAAAGACAAAGCCATAGCATCTAAAGCAACAACAGAACTTTTGTCTCAACCTCTTGTAATGGAAGAAGGTGAAGCATTAAAAGTACAGGCCGCTGACGCAGGTAGGCTGCACGTCATAGCCTCAATATTAGAAATACAGCCAAGAGAGGTAACAACATAATGAGTAAAGTAATGGTAATAAAACCAGAAGACATTAAAACAACTATAAAAAATAAAAAAACTGGTGAAATTTATGAAAGCGAAGAAGCTTTAAAAATGGCTAATATCCCAGTAGAAGACGTACAAAGAGACGTAACTATAAAAATGCCTAGCCTTGATTTATTTGGTAAAACAAAATAGAATAGACAAATGGCCATAACAAGAGCACAACAAGCAAAACAGATGTTACAAAACGGAGGTATGTTAGTACAACCGGGATTTGGTGGTACTAGACAAGGATACCGTGGTGATGATGCCTATGGCGGTGGAGATCAAGTTGCAGGTGGAGGAGATCAAGGAAACTCAGGTGATAAGGGAGACGGACCAGCAACTGGAGCAGATTCATTAGGTGATTTAAATAGAGAATCACGTATGGGTGATAAGGGTAAAACCCGATCAGGTAAAGCTGACAAAGGTGAAGGTTTATCAAAGTTTTTTACTCCTACAAATTTATTAAAAAGTTTTATTACGTTAAAAACAGGTATACCAACTTTTAATCCAACTAATCTTTTTAATACTAAAAAAGGTATTAAAGACCCAAATGTTTACGAACAAGCAAAATTAGATTTTTTTACAGATGACGATGATGACACTGTTGAACCAGGAGGAGAGGGAGAGTATATAGCTCCTACATTTGCACAAACACAATTTACTCCAGGATTACCTGTACCAGTGATGCCTATGCAAAAACCTATGGATTTAAATAGAATAGCATATAGATTTTTTGCTGATGGTGGTTTTTTAGATGATGAGGATGAACCAAGACAAGCTTATGGTTTAGGTAGTTTTGTAAAAAAGATTACAAAACCTATAACAAAAACTTTTAAAAAAACAGTTAATAGAGTTAAAAAAGTTGCAAAGAGTCCCATTGGTAGATTAGCTATAGCGGTTGCAGCACCATACGCACTTGGTCCTGCTTTTGGCAGTGGTGTTATGGGAAGTTTATCTGCTGCACAAAAAGCAGCATTAATATCTGGTGCAACAACAGGTGTTACACAACTTGCATCAGGTGAAGATTTAGATTTAAAAGAGATTGCATTATCAGCAGCGTTATCAGGTGGTATTTCAAAACTTACAACTCCAGCAGGAATTGATCCTTCAAGTGCAGCTGGTAGAGCAAGAGTTGCAAGTGACGTAAGCGCAAGATCGGTTATACCTGATAGAGCTATGGGTCAGATACCTGCTCGAACTAATTTATTTGATGAGGTTGCACTTACGCGTGGAGAAACAATTCTTCCACAAGCAAAACCATCTATAATTCCTGATAGAGGAATGGGTCAAATATTTGAAAGAGCAGCGACTAAAGACACAGGTATTTTACAAAGAGCTAAAGATGCATTTACAAGTGTTAAAGATAGTAAACTAACAGATATTTTATTAAAAAACAAAAAAGGTGATTTTAGTCCTTTAAAAGGAATATTGTTAGCATCTACTTTAGCAGGAATAGGAGCTAAAAAACAACAAGAGCCAGATGAATTTACAGAAATAGACAGAGGTGAAGGTATTGATATACCTACAATTAGAAGAAGTCCTTTTGACTATCTTGCACCTAGATTTGCAGGTAGTGAGTTTGATTTCTATGGCACATCTGCTGCTGACGGTGGTAGAATAGGTTATGATGATGCAGGAGCTGTCCTAAGTAAAGAACAAATAAAAAAAGTACTTAAAAATCCTTTATTTAAAGGATTTAAAACAATGTATAGTGTGGACCCCAACATGGCAAGAGAGAACGAAGCGTACAAAGACAAGTTCGACATTTTTGAACAAGTGTATAAACAAAAATTTCAAGAGGGTGGTAAAGCAGAACCAGTAGCTAAAAAGGTAATGCCTTTACTAGATATGGGTGGTATGGAAAAAGACTACAGAGAAGATGGTGGTTTTGTGCCTATCGGACGTATGGAAAAAGCAGATGATGTACCAGCTAGATTATCCAAGAATGAGTTCGTATTTACAGCTGATGCTGTTAGAAATGCAGGTGATGGAGATGTAGACAAAGGGGCAGAAGTTATGTATAACATGATGAAGAACCTAGAAGCCGGGGGTGACGTATCTGAAGAATCGCAAGGCTTAGAAGGCGCACGTAAAATGTTTCAAACATCACAAAGATTAGAGGAAGTAATATAATGAGCGTAGCTGAACAAAGAACATTACCAGCAAAATTTATTGAAGATTTAGGTAAAGATCTAGCAACACAAATTACAGCTCAAACAGCTGTTCCGGTTGTAACAACTGGTATTGCAGGTATTACACAACAACCGGGTGAAACTGCAGCAGGTTTCAAAGCAAGACAAGATGCAGCTAAAGCATTTACAACAAGACAAGAAAGTTTAGCTGGACTTGCACCACAAATCGCAGCACAAGACGCATTAACAACACAAGCACAAACTTTAGCACAACAAGGTATTGGATCTTTTCAACCTTTTGTAACTGCAGCACAACAACAAGTTGGTGCAGCAGGAACTACAATAGGTGGTATACCAACAGGGGCAGCAACAACACAACAGATTCAAAATTTTATGTCCCCATATCAATCACAAGTGATTGATGCTACACTTTCAGAATTTGATCGTAATCAAGCTATTAGAGAACAGCAAATACGAGATCAACAAGCAAGTTTGGGAGTGCTCGGCAGTGGCCGAGCGGGAGTGCAACTCGCCGAGTTTGGCACAGGGGCAGCGAGAGAAAGAGCTTTATTACAAGCAGGTCTCT